TTCGTTGAGCATGAGACGATCGGTGGACCGGTCGTTCGACAGAAGATCGGTGAAGGCGAGGTAGAGGTGGACATCGAGGGCGTATGCACAACAGCAGAGGCGGTGATCATCGACAACCTGCGGTTTGAATCGACGGTCGATATATCCAGTGAGCGATACAGCGGTCGGTGTCACGTTGCAAGCATCAACACGAACCCGTTTTCAGAGGGAGGAGCGATCAATCTTGAAGGAGATTTCACACATAACTTCGGTATCTCGCTTGTAGAGGTGCAATAATATGTCTGCACGAGACGTAGATAGCTATACATCCGACAACCTTTTACAACGTCCGGACACATCTACAGGTATCTATGGTGATAATGTTGAGGTAATTGTCACCATTGCCGGAAATAGATGGCACGTTGTCGAGGGAGAAGTAAACACATCAAAGTACAAAGAGTCAGACGCCCTTAAGATGCTTGTGGTGCCGGATAAAGATGATAACCCAAACGCACTCATCTTCACAGGGAATAACATCACAGTCGATGTGAAAACATCATCGATACGTGGAGCCATCGATTTTGATCGCAATATCATGAATGACGACCGAGAGTCTGCGCGTATCTTCACAGGTAAGGTTGGTCAAGCGATAGATATGGGAGATGGTGCGTTTGCGATCAAGGCGTTCACAGCAGAGGTGAACCTGATCACAACAACAGTTCCTCTCGGCCGTGGGTTCGCACCCGCGTCGGTCGGGACACTTGTCTCTGTGATCCTTGATACAGTCAACGCCCAAATCGATACAGACATAGAATACAACATCGATTTCCGGAAGAAAGACACGCCATACGGCGCGACAAACTATCGCGCACACCCAATCGCAGAAGAGATACAAGACACGATCATCGAGGATGAGTATGAACCGATGAGTGCCGCAAAACTACTAGAGTTCATTGGACGGAAGTCCAACACCATCTGGTGGTTTGATTCGCGAAATGTTTTACAGTTCGGGACGACAAAAACATCAAATCATAAACTATCATTTGTGACAGACTCCTCTGCGGGAAAACAGACGCCACCATATAACGGTGTTCGTGTTATTGGAGACAGCGTTGCATCGCAACAGGGGTGGGAAAGTCGAAACATGATCTCCGCAGAGTTTGCAGTGTCTGTTGCGACGCTCGAAGATATTGGAACGCCAGAAGAGGTTGCAATATTCACATACCGTGATGATAGTATCAAAACACAAGAACAAGCAGACAATGCCGCAAAACAACTTCTATCTGATCTCCAAGAACAGCAGGCCGAGGGGACAGTGACGATTGTTGGGTATCCGCTTGTCAAAAAGTATGACATCATCGAAATGCCCGACAGCTTCGGGAACGCAAAGTTTGAGACCGTGCCACCCGCGCAATATGCGGTATCTGCGGTGACACACAAGTTCGGGTCAGACGGGTACACGACAGAGATCGAATGTGCCGGCGTTGTCGGCCGATACAGTGGACCAACATGGGAACAAGTCGCACCAGACGAAGAGGGCGGAGAACTCAACACAGAGCTACAAGATCAAGATGCTTCGACACAGAGAAACACGGAGCTGCCAAACGGCGGGCTGCTCACACAAGATGGTGAGCTTCCACAAGGACCAGATAGATCGTCAGGAGCAGGATTATAATCATGTCAATATTTGATAGAACAGAGTCGTCATACATCGAGGAGAAAATCGACGAGGCAGAGACAAAACCACAGATCGGAGAAGTTGTGTCTGTCAGCGAGCACACATCGCCAAACGATACGACGAACTTCGAGTGTGATGTGCTCATACGAGGCAAAACACAACAGAGGCGTGGTGTGTTGCTTGCGACGACAGCAGCGGGGTCTGTGTACGTCCCATCAGAAGGAGACACCGTTCTTGTGCAGAAGATTGCAGGACGCGGACAGCGGTCTGTGATCACACACGTGTTACATACGGTCGAAGATCGCGCCCCGCTCGGACAAGAGGGGATCATCCGTCAACGGAAAGGGAACATGTACTATGAGGTGCATCCAGACGGAGACTTCATTCGCGTTGCGTACAAGAACGCGGATGATACCGTTGGGTCGATGTCTGAAGCGCGTGTCGAGATCGATGATACAGGGAGTGACCCGACGATCAACATCACGACAACCAACGGAGACATCAACATCACAAGCAACAACGGATCGGTGAAGCTTGGTGACCCGAACGGAACGTTCAAAGATGTTGCGAGAAAAGGCGATGACGTGCAGGTAAGCACCGTCACCGGTAACGGCTCAATCACAGGAGGAAGTTCAGATGTTCAATCAACATGATAACCGAAACACTTATATGCACCGGGGTGTATCTACAAGTAAGGCTCGAAAGGGGCGTAGGGGTTATCGGGGGAATTTTGTAGATATAGTATGGTAGACTATGGATCAAGCCCCGTGCTCACACAAGAGTTCGATCTCGAAGTAGACAGCACGGGTGACATACTATGCACGAACCAGACCATCGACCCATTCGATGAGATAGCGAAAGATCTTTCGTTCAGCCTCGCATCGGAGTTAGACGAACGTGTCGGTACATCGATGCAGCCCACGCAGAAAGCATTGTTGGAGACCGCAGTCCGAGACATTGTGTCTCGGGATCCGCGCATCGAACGCATCATCGGTATCGATGTCACAGAACTGCAGGATACACCAAGTGGCCGGGGTCTTGCTGTTGCACTCGATGTTGACATCATCAACACGACATTAGACGAACCACTCATCATACAACTATGACAGCAATTGACCCACGGTCTGTTTCTGAGATTTTTGAGGATCTCAAAGCAAACCTACAAGATAAGATACCGAAGTTAACAAACTTCATCGAATCATCGTTCAACTTCGTGTTTGTCAACGCATATGCGTCGTCACAACACGATGCAGAGGTTGCTGTCACTGCCGCGCAGCTGTCCGGGTGGGTCGATTATGTCGGAAAGACAATCACAGACGACGACATCGATGATCTTGGCATCGATGGCGCGACAGCTGATGAGATCAATGCATTCATCGACGAGGCGGACCTCGATGAGTACGCGAAGGTCTTCGGTGTGTCCCGCGATGCTCCTGTTGCTGCAACGGGTACTGTTACATTTACAACGAATACAGGTATCACGATACAGAGCGGTACGCGCGTCGGTACACAACCGGATGCTGATGGGGATTTCATCGCATTTGAGACAACTGAAACGGTGTCTATCCAATCCCCTGGAACCGTTGACGCAGATATTATCGCCGAAGAAGCCGGGGTAGACGGAAACACCGGTGCTGGAACGATCACATATCTCCCAGCACCGCCAACCGGTGTCGATGCAGTCACAAACATCGAAGCGACAAGCGGCGGTGCAGACGAACAATCGACGGAAGAACTTCGCGATGAAGTGAAACAAGCCGTTGTCTCATCTGTCGAAGGTGGGACGACACAAGGTGTGGAGACATACATACAGAACAACACAACAGCAACTGCGGTCACCGTCGAGGAGAAGTTCCAGGGAGACGCAGCACACGGATCGTACCCACACGCAGATGTGATCGTGTTCGGGGGGACCGACCAAGAGGTGAATGATGCAATCGATGAATCACACCCAAGCGGTGTTGAGCACATCCTCATTCGGCCAACCACCGTCGAGTTCAACGTGGAGATCGAAGCCGAGGGGACCAACGTCAACACGCAAGTTGTTGAAGATAATGTCAAAGAGTACCTTGAAGCACTGAACCTCGGACAAGACGTGTATGCAGACAAGATCGTGCAGATTGCGATGAATGCTGATCCAGACATCGAGAACCTCGAATCCGTGCAGATCACGATCATCAATGAACCACATACATTCAACGGTGACATCGTTGATAATTTCGAGGACAATGATACAGACGTGCTTGACGATGACTGGTCTGGATGGAACGGGGACACCGGGAACCTCTCTGCACAGAACAATGTCGTTATCGACGGATCACTGACAGGACGACTCGCATCATCGGATGAGGTTGCGACAGTCACCGCAACACGGTCGTCTCCCGTTTCACATAATGGTTTAGAGTTTGCGATACGGTTCGATACGGAGACAGGGAACAGCAACGACTTCGCGCGCGTCGCATTGTTTGATGGTGCGACCCGCCTTGGATACGTTGTGTTCGACGGCGGTGGGGACATCTACTGGTATGATGGCACAGATGTGTCGCTTGGAACGTGGTCTGCTGGATCGACACGACGTGTGACATTCGACATCGATTACGACAGCTCGCCCAACACGGCGCGCATCAATGTCGGTGGTTCGACAACG